CGGCGGTGAAGTTGGCCCCACCGTTGAGCGGACCCGCGTTGGTGGCCAGCAGCGCCAGGATGTGGCGGCCCACCGCATCGGCGGTGACATTGGAGTCAGCCTGCGCGATCACGCTGTTCACGTACTCGCTTACCTGGGCGTTGCCCATATGCGGAGTGGCCATCGCTTGGATCTGCGAATTGCGCTCGCGCAGTGCCACCATCGCGGCCTGGACCGGATCGGCCGCGGCCGTCACCGGCGGTGCGGCTACGGGCGCGGCGACCGAGGCGGGGGTGGCGGTTGCGCCTGCCGGAGTCGCACTGGTGCGGCCGGCATTGGCGAGGATGTGACGGTACTGCTGGTTCATGGTGGGATCCTCGATATGGCCGATGACGGCCGACTGGCTGACCTCAGGGAGAGAGGCGAAAACTTGTGGGGACAGGCACGCCGTGATGTGGCGGCGAAGCTGGGCGGTGACCGGAGAGGCCGCGCCGTCGATGGACTGCAGGTAGCCGCTGATGGCCACGGCCGATGCCCCATGCCAGCGAGCGCTGGCGCCCGGCTCGGCGCCCACGACGGTGTCGGCCAAGCCGGCCTCCACGGCCTGCGGGCCGGAGTACCAGTGGTCCACGTCGTCCGTAAGCAGGCGCTCCATGTCCTCGCGGCGACCCGAGCGGGCCGCGTACGCTTCCAACATCGCCGCCGCATGAGCGTCCAGGGCATCCGCGTTCTGGCGGAAGGCAGTTGCGCTACCGGCAGCCACCGTGCGCGGGGCGTGCACCATCACCAGCGAGCTGGCGTAGACCTGCCGCTCATCGCCGGCCTGCAGGATCAGCGAAGCGATGGACGCCGCCTGTCCTTCCACGGTGATGATCTTGCGCGCGGTGTGGGACTTGAGTGCGTTGTGGATGGCCAGTCCATCAGCAACGATGCCGCCCACGCTGTTCAGGCGCACATGAATCGTGGAGGCAGTGATCTGTCCGATCTGATCGACCAGGTCGCTGGCTGAGACCGATTCTTCGAAGAGAAATCCGCCGATTGCGCCGTAGATCATGACTTCGGCCGTGTCGGCCTCGGCGCGAATCTGATACAGCGCGGGACCCAGCTCGGGCTCATGGCCAGCGTCGGCCCGGATGGTGATTTGGATGGCGGCGGCCAACAGGCATGCACGCATGGTCATTCGCTCCTGGAGAGATCGTGCTGCAGCGAGCCCACCACGCGGGCACGGGCTTCAGCTTTGGTGTTGGATGCCGGCGGCATCAGGTCTTTGTTCTGTTGCTGCCAGTCCTGGCGTTGGCGCAGGACCTCGGCCGGGTTGTTGCCGTACTGCAGGGTGTTTTGCTGCGGCGATACCCAGCCGCGATCTTCAGCCTCGCCACGCGCGTAAGCCTCTTTCAGCGGATCGATCCAGGGCATGACGGGACGCACGTAGGTCGATGCGGCCAAGTCGCGCAGGGTCCAGCCTCGCGGCATCTTCACGCGACCGGAAAGGACGCAGGCTTCGACAAAGCGCATGCGCTGGGGCCGGACACAGAGCGCGATAAAGCGCTCGGCGAGCATCAGGTAGCTGCCCCACTTCTCTACCAGCTCCTGGCGCTGCGCCGAGTAGGTGCCGTTGTAGTCCAGCGACAGGCTGGAATAGCTCACCCCAATACCACCTGCAGCCGCTCGCAGCTGTTCCTTGCGCCACGTGGCCGCGTTTGGATTGGGCCGGTCAGTGCCCAGACTTTCGATGGATTCGCCCGGCAGCAGATCATCGAAGATCGCCCCCGGCGCCAAGCGCAGCTCACGGATTGGCACGTCGTCCTGGATCAGCACATTGCCGCCCAGATCATTGCCATATTGCTCGCCCGAGCCCTTCTTGATTTGGAACGTCATCGACGCTGCAACCTTCGCAGCGATGCGCTCGGACTCCTCGTAATCCTTGACATCCTCGAAGCGCGACATGGAACTGGCGAAGACGCTCAATCCACGCAGCTGGTGCAACCGCTTCACCAACGCGATACGGTGCATGAAATCGGCCGAAACACGTTTGGTCTCGGTGCGCGATCCCATCGGGTCACCCGGGTGGTGCTTAAATACGTGGTAGGCCACCGGCCTTCCCCACGCATTGCATTCAACGCCCTGGCTGATGTTGCGCGCCGGATCGTTGAAATCATGCGGCACCAAGTCCGCTTCGAGCATCTCAAAGCTGTAGGGCACGACCGATCCGTGCTGCAGATACGACACGGGCCCAATCAGGTCCTGGTAGAACGCGTCGCCGTCCCGGAACCAGCTGCGAGCCAGTAACTGCTGGCACATACCGTAGTCGTGGGAACCGGTCACTTCCGGCGCGTCCCACCATGCGTCCCACAGGTCGTCCAGTTGCAGCGCCAGAGCGCGGTCGATTGGCTGGCCCGGCAGGCGTGGAGCGGAAAGCACATCGATCCCAGACCCGACCGTGTTTTGCACCAACACGTTGAGGGCATTGTCTGCCAGGTCCAGATCGCGTTCGAGGTGGCGTGCCTGGTCACGAAGCTGACGTGCGTCCATTCCCGCGATGGCATTGCCACTGCCCCAGTCACGAGCGAGCTTGCGATTGCGCGAGGGACGAGTGACCTCATGGGCGCGCGCCAACACCGGAGCGAGCTGGGCCCGCGCTGTGGCGATGGCACGATCAGTGCCGAGTGCTGCGACCAGACGTGTCTTGGCGGTGAGCGCGGAGGACATCAGGTGACACCGCCAAAATCAGCGTTCGCCCAACGAGCGCGACGGCCGCCGCTTGCCGCGCGATCCACGAAAGCTTGCCATTCCTTACGTCCGTTGCGGATCTCCGCAAGGTCTGCCCTGGTCAGCTGACGCTCTCCGAAGCGAACTGACTGTCCAAGCAGGACAGCCTGTTCGGCGGCGATGTACAGATCCAGCATTTCCTGAGCAGTCTTCATGACTACATAGGCTAGGGACTTAGGTGTCCACGAACTCAATAAACTCGTGGACATCACTGCTCGCAAGTCACTGATTTGGAAGGGGCGAAAAACTAATTTGTCGCCACTTTCATTGAAAGCGTGGACACCTCGTTTTCCTCACGCTTTGGCAGACCGCCGGGGAACAATTCATGAAGCTTGGAACGGGAAACATCGAACTGCCGCATCACTTGTTTCACGGGAATCCCATTCTTGAGCGCGGCGCGGATTTCCTCGACCGCATATGTCTTGGCAACCGCCGGAAAGTAGGGCTGTTCACCCGCGAAGCAGTGCATCACCGAATCCACGAAGGGTTGCGCCATCCGTTCGCTTATCCCGATGTCCGCCAGCATCGCCGCCAGAATTCGTTCCCGAAGTTGTTCGGTCGTCGCTCTTCGCTTTGCCATCACAGTCCCCAGCCGTCGCGGGCAAAACCCGAGCTACGCGCTCGGCCCGTCGGCGCAACTTGGCCCGCAGCCACTCCCACGTGGACGCCGAGGGCCGCTTCCCCACCCGCCGATGTTTCACGGGAATCCGGTGCTAGCGCTCCGCCCGATCCGGCCAGCCTTCCCTCCAGGGCATCCCAGTCAGACTTGGTGAAACGATGCAGGCGCACCTCCGCGTGGTGGGCTGCGGCGTAGGCATACACCCACGTGTCCAATGGCTCGTTGCGGGTCACGCGCTTCTCGAATCTATTTTTGACAGGGTTGTAGACCTCCGAGACGAGCCCGGGGAAGAACTCCGGGGACAGCTCGTCGCTGAAACGCACCAGTCGCGCCTCCGCCTGCCGCTCGGCGTCGGCTGCCAGCCGACTGTAGAGGTAGTGCTTGGCCGCCACAGTTCCGACATGGTGGATGGTGATTCCTCGCTTATCCGTGCGTTCTTTCCAGGTCACGTCGGCAAGCTTTCCCTTGGACAGAATGGGCGCGTTGTTCGGCACCGCGCCAAAGATGCACATGACGCGGGTGATCTTGCGCTGCCGTACGTAGTTCTTCACCGCCTCGGTGCGGTGGCCACCCGCGTCGATGGCGGTGGCGGAGGCTCGCAGCTGTACGCCGTCCTCCCGCTCTATGGGACGATTGAGTAGGTCCGTCAGCGCCACCCACACCTCCTCCTCTGCCGGGTCACCGGCAAGTTCGACGTAGTCGAGGGTCCAAGCGGTCATCCCCCGCCCCCACCCAACCACGTGGACCGCAAGCCGGTTGTCCTGGGTATCCACACCCACGGTGATGGCCAGCACCCCACGCGGCGCACAGCGAAGCCGGTACGGTTCCACGCGATCTGCGATCACGTTGTGCTTGACCGCGCGCATCTTCGGATCTTCCCACGTCTCAGCCAGACGGTCGTTTACGAAGGTCTTCAGCGAGGCAGGATCGTTCTGCGCATCCAGCCATTCGCGCACCAGGTCAACCCAGCGCGGCCCTAGCCCGAACTGGTAGTACAGGCAGTTGATGTGGTAACCGCGGACGAGCGAATCCGGGTTGGCCGGCACCCAGCGGCCGGCTGCGATCATGTCCGCCTTGTGGTGCTCTTCGATACAGGCGCCGCAGTCGTTGCAGGCATACCAGGCATGCTTGGCGTCGGGTGACCAATGCAGTCCGCTCCACTGCAGGTGCTGGAAGTGTCCGCAATGAGGGCACGGGACGTGGTAACGACGCTGGTCCGATTTCTCATAGAGCTTGGCTATGCGGCTCAAACCCGAGATACCCGGCGTACTGATGTACAGCCGCTTGTAGGTGGTGGGGAAGGACGAGGTGCGGCCATCCAGCATCTTGACCGGGTCATCGCCAGTGAGCAGCACCTGCGGAGCTTCATCGATCTCATCCACCACCAGGTTCTTGACCGTCGTCGACTTCAAGCGCTGGGGACTACCCATGTGTTCCACGTAGAGCTGGCCACCTGCAAAGTCCTTGAAGGTGCGCTGATTGGAGCTGTCGCGGCTGGCGGTACTGCTTAGCGCCCGGCGCACGGCCTTGCACACTTCGATCATCGGGTTGAGCTTCTGGTTCACCCACTTGTTCATGGACGCTTCGCCCGGCAGCGCGTACATGATCGGGGCCGGCGCATAGTCCATCCAGTACGCGATGGAGTTGGTGGCGATCTGGCTCTTGCCGAACTGGATGGGGAACATGCAAGCCTGGTCGTGGACGGGGCTGCGCGCGGACATGTTGTCCATCGGCTCGCGCAACGGCGGATTGCGACTGGTGACCCAGCGGCCGGGCTTGCTGCTGCCCTTACTGGAAAGGCGCATGTGCTCGTCATTCCATTGGGAGACGGTCAGCGGACGACGGGGTTGCAGCGAGCGCGCCAGGACGGAATGCAGGCGAGCCAGAGCGGTCATTCAACCACCGCCGTCGAGGCGGTACGGAAGCCCCGGCTCATTTCTTCCAGTGCGTGACTGACCTCGTTCCAGATCAGCTCCCGGCAGCGGGCCTCGTCGGCAGTTGCCGCCAGCTGCGGTGCCAAGGCGTCTGCCATGCGCTCCAGCTCAACCCGGATCGCGGTGGCCGCTTCGGCCAGCACGTGTTCGACCTGCCCGGCGTCGAGCAGCTTGCCCATGCTGACTTCGTAGTCACGAGCTGCAGCCTTGGCGTCGATCTCGGCCTTGTCCGCCAGAGCTTTGGCCTTTCGCTTCGCGTCCGGGGTCGCTGGCGCGGCGTTTTCCTGCTCCGCCTCTGGGTCCAGGTCGTCGGGATCAATTTCGGGGCCT